GGAATTCCCCACATAGTAACCGCAATAATCTCATGGCCCTCATAGTTATGAGAAAGGAAATGAAGGGCCGAAGCCCCATCATACTTCTCCATTTATTGTTCACCCCCTTGGTCTCGGTAGTTGAAGTAGTCACGGGTGACGAATACCTTGATTGGTGCTGTCATGATACCATCATGTCCAAATTTATCATTGAAGTACTTCTCAACCTTTGCACCCTCAATGATGAAGGTCATAGGCACACAGTCAGCCCATTGGGAGCCTCTGAATGATTGGCCCGCCTTGGTTCTCATCTTGGACTTTTGGAATTCAACTCGACCTACTGAAAAGTAAGGGCGACCATGAGCATCCAAGGCAAGTATAACATGAGTTGCATGGCGTGTATGGTTTCTTGTGGTTTCACGAAGTACGACTTCATGAATGTCCTTGTCAAGGGTAGTACCACATGAGCGACATACAGTTGAGTTCAATGGAAAGGTAGTACCACAAGAGCAAATGAAACGCTCTGAATGATGAAGTCCTTTGTCTAAGTTAGAAGTGTGAACACCATTAACACCACGTTGATTCATGTTTTTCATCCCACTGATTCGGTAAGGTGCATCCCTTACGACTCGGTTTTTGTTGTCATCACCATGAGCCACAGAAGAAAAGGCAGAAGAATGAACTTCTAAGAAGTTCTGATTTCCCTTTATGGTATCTGAATCAATAACTGTAATGGTTACTTGATTCAATTGTTTAACCATAGTTGTGACTCTTGACTTAGGGTTTAGGTTGTGCTTCCTTGCTACTGCTCTAATTGATGAGTTGATGACCTTGATTCTTTCACTATCTGAAAGATGTAAGAGATGAGGGTCAAGGGTCTCTATGATGTATTCACCTAGAGAACCCTCAAGAGTTGAAGGAGTTGCCTCATCAAGTCCCTTGGCGTTCATTATCATATTCACTATGCTATTTATTCCTCGCATAATGTACCATTTTCTTATGTAGTATATAAGTATTTAGTGCCAAAAGTCTGAAAGTCGCCACCTGTACATATGCTTAGTGCCACTCAAAATTTTTTTTAAAATTTTTGAAACCAAGTATTTATACTCTACGTCGTCTTGTAACTCCACCTATACCAGAGTTACCGCGTCGTGGAAGAGTAGCGCGCTTACTGCCGCCAATCCATTCGCCGCCGGTCATAGAACCCATAGCAACGGCTACTGTACCCTGTGGAATCTGTAACTGGTCTACTGCGTGTGCAAATGCCATCGCCGCGTCGTTATGCTTGCCTAAGTCTACAATAATGCCGTCACGCCACGCATGAGTTTCCAACTCTTGAAATAGAATATTTACCTTGCGTCTTGTCTCGTCGTTGCCATATGGAAAAATTAATTTCTCGCGCTCAAACCAAACGCGCAATCTGTTCATCAAACCTTGCTTTAGTACGCGGTTACTAACTCGACTTTTACGATAATCTACGACAGCACCTTTTTGAGCCAACAAACTTTCGTACATTTGTTGAAACCCTACATCTTCTGCTGCTAGTGGAGCATTACCATATTTTCTAATCATCTCAATAAGAACATCAGCCTGTCTATCTGGTGGAAAGTCATTACGTCGCCACATATTTACAAAGTGTACAAAACCATCAGAATCTTGTCTAACTACAACTATTACTGAATAGTCACGGCCCAACCCCTGTGCCGGGTCAAAACCAATAACATATCGAGAGTCATGTATTTTTTCAACTTCAAGTAAGCCATCCATATTCAAATTTTTACGAACAAGCATACGTGGGTACACCGCCGCCTCATCATCAACAACACGACATAGATATTCCTGTATAAAAGATAATTCACCCATAGCCTGTTTTTGTTCTAATAAGAAATCAAGAGGGCGGTATTCAGGCCACAACTCTTGTGCTGTATTATTTTCTGCATCTTCTTTCCACTCATCCCAATTTTTTATAGCAGACCATGTACCAGATTTCCATGCGTCGTTTTCTAACATCTCTGTATGATAAAGGTCATTCATACTCATAGGAGTTCCTACAACGTAAATGCTAGTACCCGGACTAAGCATTGGTGTAATTTTTTTACGAAACCAATCACGGGTGACGCCGGGGTTTAAATCACCCATATCATCTAGTACGTCATCAAATGCAACTGCCGCAGGGTGTTCACCACGAATAGCAGACCCAACACTTGTCGCACGAATCCATGCACCGTTAGTAAAGCGCAGTTCTAACTTATTGCCTCTGCGTGGGTCAAGATACCTACTAAGTTCAGGATGCCGTTTCATGTCTTCTCGTATTTCTTCAAGACGACGTACAGCCAAATCTTTACTAGCAGAGAATAACCAGATAGTAAAAGGCTTTTCACGCCACCTTTCAAAAAGACATTGATGTAATAACTTTACTCTAAGTGTTGTAGATTTACTATGGTCCCTTGGCGCAATAATACAAACACGATGTACTTGCGCTCCTTTTCTTTCACCGTACATATCCATCCATTCTCCAATGTGGTCGCCCCATGTATAGCCTAGCCATCGGTAAAAATATTCAATATCACTCTTACTACGAGCCATAGCAAAAGCAGAATTATTACCCATACCAAATCATCTACCTTGGCTCAAGAGCCTTTTCGCCACAGTAAGGACATATTCGTTTTAGTGCTTTAGCACGTATCATTCTGTCTGCGGCCCAACCACAAGAACGACATATAACCGCTTCCCATTCCATTAGTATCTTTCCCCTAATTGAAATCTAACACAATCTTTAACACACTCAAAACAAACAACCTTGCCATCAAGCCACATTACTTCACGAAAGTAAATACTACATAATGAACATTGAAACTGCTCAAACTTATCCATTTCGTACCACCCTCATATATCCACAATATATTCTTTTACCCTCTTCGTAGACTATACATTTAGTATCACAAAGTATTTTTTCTTTACCACAAGTGTTACACTTTCTTAATTTAGGGGCTTTACTCTTCATGTTCCATCACCGGAGCATACAAACTCCCAACTAACCCTTGTTCGCAATCAATAATGTGAGCGCACAGACCCGGACGAGAACGATAGCCGTGTCGTGCATGATACCTGTCTGAACCTGCTAAACTTGGCAACTGTACTACAAACGCACCATTACTTTCAGTCAAAGACCTGTGATGCAAATGTCCGTGAAACCATACGTGATTTTCACAAAGACCCCACTCTTTACGTTGCTCTTGCGCCATCAAACTAGGAAGTCTATCCGGCTTAATAGAATCACCATGAGTAAAACCTAACAGGTTTTCTTTCCAGACAATGTACTGGCGTGTACTAGCGTTGATAACTACATCCACATCTTCTGCATTTTCATATACCGCACTAAGATACATCATAAGTGCTAGACTGCTCATACGGTCATGGTTGCCCGGCATAAAGACTACTTGTATAGGAGCAACTGCTCTTAGCATCTCAATATGCTCACGGGCCATTTCGCAACCACTCATCATGATTTGACCCGGACTACCAGCAACATCTTGCGGTGTACCCTTTGTTGTTGTAGCAAAGTCGGTGTCAATGTGAAACCAATCGCTACCTGTTGGAACAATAATCTTTTCTGGTTGGCCCGGCAATCTACCAATCAAGTTTTGTGTTTTAGAAACCAAGCGACTGCGAGCAATACCAAAGTCATATGCCTCTCCTGTCTCATCTTCCCAACCATATTTACCCCAATGAAAATCAGTAGGAGATATAACTGCTACATACTCACTAATAGGGGTTTCTAACTTAATTGGTTTGTATCTAGCAGAAAAATCTACATTTGCTAAAAGACTACGAAACTCATTTAACAAGTAATAGTCTAACTCATTAAATGCTTCTGCATCTTTTTTCATTTGACGCATCATCTTTGCTTCTGCCTTTTTCATAAAACCCATGCGTTGCTTTTCAATAATGTCATCTATCATATCATCTACATTACGAGTAAGCATATCTTCGTCGGTGTATGGGTCCATTTCGTGCTTCCACTTATGCACCTTTACGTATTCAGAAATCCACTGTCGAGGAAATCCAAACTTTAGAGCCATCTGACTAATTGTGTAGCCTTTACCAGTAAAATCACTGTAAGCATTTTTCATCATACGGTGTGTGTCGCCATCGACTACTACCATACTACCTGTCATTTTTAACGATGTAATATACCTATCATTATGTTTATCATAGTAGTAATCCTCGCCACTTAACCAACCATCTTCTTCATCAACAAACTCAGCAGGTTTTGGTAAAAACTCAAGGTCATTTGTTTTCATGTACCTATTTATGTTCATTCTCCAAGCAGGTTCGTTGCCTTGTTTTTCATCAACCTTAGACAAAAACCTAGAAAATTCAGCAACATTGTGCCAGCCGTTGTTTATGTATTTTTCAATTAGTTCAGCAATATAAACTGCGCGTACCTTGACGCCCGTTTTACCTGTCATAATACACAATCTGTTATGTTACTTAATAAAGGGATGGGTTCAGTCTATTGTTTTTATAGTTTTTGTAACCTACTGAAAGAAATAACCGTTACACCAAATCCCCAAACCACTAATTAATTTTTTTCTTCTTTAGTGTTTTTAGGTTCCTTCCTATTTTTCTTAAACATCTTTGAAACAAAAAAACAATTAAAATAAACGATAGACGTAAGCCCATTAATTTTTTCAGAAGAAAATTGAAAGAATAAAAACAAATAATACAAACCTTGATTGGAGGCCGTAATTATCGATTACTTGTGAAAATTAATGCTTTAGACCTTCCTACCCTGTGGTCTGCTCTCAAAGGCAACGAAGATTTTCAGATGTGTTATGACGAAGCGCAAACTACTTGTTTAGATGTACCCGGTTACGTCAATAGTAGTGTAGTTCTTATTGCGATTTTTGCCGAAGCATTAGTTTTCATATTTTTGTTTATATCTACTCGCGTAATGTTAAAACATCGTAAAAAGTCTCGTAAAGATAATGGAGCCGAGCGAGGGCAGGGCCATAATAGAGAGGCTTGATAGTCTCCGAAATAGAATGGACCGACAAGATGGTAGAATTGGTGAAATCGTTGGCTACATACGACAACCGTATGAAAATACTAGCCGTCTTATGTCACTAGAACACAAAGTAGATGAAATAAAAAAGGACATTCAAGAAATAAAAGCAGGTCCGGTGTACTCGCTAGACCGAGCAATAAACAAAAAAATCGCAAAAAGTGGCGGAATTCTTATGATTTTGCTAATTTTAGCCCAAAGTTTAGCGATGATTTAATAATCAGCGAAAATAGTCATTCTTTATGGCAGAGCGTGAGCGCAGTCGTTTTCCTTGGTTTAGACGACAAGTAAAAGCAGAAGAGAAACCACAAGAGCGAATTGCTACTAATACTACATTAAGAGTAGCAGCAGGTATTCCCGACATTATGCGGGACACCGAAGTTCTACAAAAAGATAGCAACTTTGACAATGAGTTTGATTTGTACGACAAAATGATTAAATTAGACCCTGAACTCAACGGTGCAGTCCGGGCCGTAAGCCTAACCGCTAACAATTATGAGATAGATTACTCGCGTGGCAAAAACGGCACAATAAGAAATGCTATCGAAAAACTTGTTCACACAATAGACTTTGATGATTTCTTAATCAATGCTATGCGTTCCCTTATGGTATATGGTAACGACATCAATAAGTTAGTAGGAAAAGCGGGTACTGGTATTACAGACCTACAAAGCCTTCCTGTAAAACAAATGACCATAGTTGATGAGCGTGGTGGAATAGAATCATATTTCGTAGCCGATGAAGACTCTCCAATTATTCGTCCTGTAACATATATGTTACGTGAAGCAACACTTTACGAACAAGCATTTCCAGTAGATGAAATTATGCACATTCGTATTGATTATCGTTCTAACTGGTTCACAGATAACAAAGGACGACGTACTTACGGTGTATGGGGAGCATCCAGATTTACTTCCCTAAAACAACCAATTCGTGCAAAGTATAACACTATTAACAATCGCGTTTCACTAGAAGATGCGATGACAAAACAATTTATTACAATTGACAAATCTGCTATTGAGCATATACAAGACCCACTTGAACAAAAAGAAAGACTGACTTTTATTATTGATGAAGTTATCAAACTTTTCGATGGACTGAGAGGCGACCAAATACCAGTGCTTCCGCACTATGTACAATTACATCATGTAGATTTACAAAACACTATACCGTCTTCGGCAGATTTCTTAGATACTATTAACGCAGACATCGCAGCAGTTTTACAAGTACCGCGTGTAGCCTCTGGTCAAGAGCGTGGCTCAACCTTTGCTGCAACATACAATGCAAATCTTTGGGCTGTGCAAGCAATTAGCCGTCTTCAAAAGATTCTTGGCGAAGCAGTTCATAAATTATTTTCAATGCACCTTGAGTTACTAGGAATTAGTCATAGCATGGCTGATATACCACCAATTAGATTTGAGGCTATGAATGAAGAGTCACCTCTTGCTATGATGCAAAGGGCGGTACTTGGCTACAACGCTGGCATCATTACTCTAAACCAAGCCTTAGACATGATTAATTTGCCGTTGGCTGATAGAGAAGGTCGCGAAAGAAAGAAATCTTCAAACAACAGTCGTGACATAGGTGACTTGCCTAGAGAGGATTCTCAACCGGGCGCGTCGGATTTGATGAAAGATGAGTAAAAAAAATGGTAGGTCGTTTAACGACAAGATGATAGCACGTACTGTCCTACCAGTCATTTACTTATGGATGGCATCTGCTGGCGCAGTTGTCGCTATGGGCATCTATGCACCAGACGTAGTTTTAACTAATCTTGATGGTTTTATCGCGCTGATTGCTATTATCGGCGGTGTTGCTGCTCCAGCCTTTAACACTCTTATGCGTATGTGGGAATCAGAACAGGCAGCAGAAGTGGCTGAAATACCAGCAGACTTTGTGCATGAAAGAGAAAGAGAAGTTGACCAACATCAACATACAATGGTTGTAGAGAAACATGAGGCAGGTGTAACCAGTGGCAAAAAGTCCTGATGACTTTGATATGCTTGTACGCAAGGCAAAAACCCTTGCAGAAGCCACAGGTCGTTCCGAAGAAGATGTTCTCGCTGACCTTATGGATGACGGTGTGCTTAATGAGTCTAACAAAGAAAAACGTGACCTTGTATCTGAACTAAAAGAAGCAGCCGAACTTATCAATACCGTACAGGCAATCAACAAAGAAGTATCTGATAATAAGGTGCTAAACGGCAACGGTAACTCAACTAACGTAGAAATCGACACTACGTTAGAAGGAGACATAGTAGACCGGGCCATCGAATCTGTTCAGCGCAAGGCTGAAAACATCAAAAAAATACTAATACTAATTTCCCCGCTTTTCCTAATACTAGGTGGTGGTAGCCTAGAAATGTTTGGTATTACAAACATGGTTGGTGACGATGAGCCTGATGATTACGATGATACGTATTATGAGGTTTGGGGATGCACTGATTGGGATGCAGATAATTATGACGAGTATGCAAACATGGATGATGGCACTTGTTACTATCCTACATATGGCTGTACAAATGATGCTGCTCCTAACTACAATCCTGACGCTACCGAAGATGATGGTTCATGTGAGCCAAATCCACCCCCACCAAGACCGGGCTGTACGGACCCCGAAGCCGAAAACTACGATGATGATGCACAGGAGGACGATGGCTCTTGTACCTACGAAGAACCAGAGCCTATCTACGGATGCACTGACTCCGAAGCAAACAACTATCAAAGCGAAGCAGAAGAAGATGACGGCTCCTGTGAATATGATGAGCCGGAACCAGAACCAGAACCAGAACCGGAGCCTGAGCCGGAACCAGAAAACAATTGCACAGTAGCCATAACTAATCATTATAGGGGTCATGTACAAGATGATGAAGAACAAGATGCTATCTTACTAGCATTTAGAATAGTTCCTAATGATTGCGATGACGAAATCTTAGAAATAGATATTGATTTGTATTCCCAAGGAAATGACGATGACCCCGACTATACTTACTTTGTTACTGTAACTGGTGATGAAGTACACGATATATCCCATACATTTGATGATGTAGACGTAGGTGCTTGGATTCCTAGAATAACCGCATCTATTGATGATGAAATACAAGAAAGGGTTTGGTTTTGGGGTATTGATGTAGAAGAACAAACTTGTGAGATTAATCTATACGGTATTAACATAGGAACTAACAATACCTCTGCGGTTGTATTTTATGACCTCGATTGCGGAACAGAGCAGAACAACCTTGACGGTTACAATGTATCTGTACAGTTCCTTGTATATGCTGTCAACTCAAGTAACGGAACTAACCCCCCTATTGAATATAACACTTCTTTACATTATGTTCAAGGTTATGAAGATGATACGCATATGCTTCGTCTAAGTAACTTTACTGATGGTAATTCTACACACTATGATTTTTATTGGTATGCTATATGGGAAGATGCAGATGGAGAGCAGCAATTTATTGAGCGTACTTGGTTAGATAGAGAGTTAAATCCTTGAGGTGGCAAATGTTCGACATCTTACAAGAAGTCGAACTAAAAGAAAGGCTAAAGGACTTTCAAAGTTCTACTGATAAAGGCTATCCTGAATCTGTAACGCCCCTTACATACTATACTAAAAAAGAAAATAATGAGATTTTAGCCTACTCTTCTTTTTCTGATATGGGTAGTTTTTATTTTGTAGGCAATACTTATGTTATGCCACACAGTAGAGGACAAGGTATATACGGTAGATTACTAACTAGCAGAAACAAACATTTGTCTGACAAACCAAAAGTTACTCTTGTAAATCCTATTGAGGGTACAGATATACAAATACTAAAAAATCAAGTTGCTAAACAAGGGGGTGTAGAAGTTACTTGTTATGAAGAAGTAGCAGATATAATGAGCAAAGACCTTTACAAAACACTATGTTGTTTGCCAGTCTACATATACAGGTGATACCATGCCGGACCCGAAGCCAAACGAGAGTCGGGATGACTATATGGATAGGTGTATGGGTGACGATAAAATGGTAGACGAGTTTGGTAATCCAAGTCAAAGAGCGGCTGTATGCAACTCTTACTTTGAAAGGGGCGAGGCAGCAGAAGAATACGAAGATTGGGGAGAAAATGCTACGGCGGCAGAATACAAAGGTCGTAGTGTAACACTTAACAAGCCTTTTAGAACACCTAACGAAAGTAAAAAGTTTGGTGTGTATGTTAAAAATCCTAGTGGTCGCGTAATCATTGTAAGATTTGGCGACCCTAACATGGAAATAAAACGCGACGACCCAAAACGACGTAAGGCATTTCGTGACCGACATAACTGCGATACTGCAACAGATAAGACTACTCCTAGATATTGGTCATGTCGTCAATGGCGTGGTGGTTCAAAGGTAGAGGCAAAGTTTTCAGTTTGTTCTAGTTGTGAAACACAAACTGCTTGTGCCGAAGCAGAAAGTTGTATGGGTAATGCAGAGGCACAAAAAGACCCACGTTCTACACCAGCCCCACCAAAGGATAGAAAGAAAGGCTCTAAGAAAAACAAGCCGGGTTCTGCTAGGCCGGGCGGTAAAATTACTTTTTCAGAAAGTGTTACTAAGTCACTACAAAAGAAAGTCAAAGAACACAACGAAAAATCAGATAAGAAAGTTACTCTTGGTAAGTTAAAGGCTGTATATCGTAGAGGTGCTGGTGCTTACTCTACTTCTCACAGACCGGGCGTATCAAGGGCTGCTTGGTCTATGGCAAGAGTTAATGCTTTCCTAAAATTAGTTAGAAGTGGCAAACCATCTAATCCTAAGTATGTACAAGATAACGACCTTTTACCTTCTAATCATTCAAGAGCATCAGAAGAGTTGAATAATCACTCCGAAGATTTGGTGGCTATGGGCGGTTGTGATTGTAACGATGATGACTACATGGCTTCTGATGAAGAGTTAGAAATGACCGATGACGAAATTATGGAAGAAATGTTAAACAATGCAGAAGCAGCAGAACCAACTCCTAGAGCAGATGAAACACATGACGAATACATGACTAGATGTATGGACATGGGTTATAGCGAGGGTGCTTGTATGATAGCACATGAAGGTCACAAGTTCAAAGACCAAGATGAATCGCATGATAAATCTGACCACGAAGCAAAACACAAGAAAGACCATAAGGAAGATAAATATGGTTATGCAGAAGAAATTTCAGTTACTATTGATTTAGATGTTTCAGAAGTTGTTGCGGTCGTAGAGGCTACTACAAAAGAAACTATACTAGAGATACGTGGAGTTGCTTTCCACGAAGGAATGAATAAGAATAAATGGTCCCTAACTCGCGAAGGTGCAGAGATTGTGGTTGAACAAATGGTGGGAGCGGACGTAACACTCAACCATCCTAAAGCGCGTGAGGAAGGGGCGGGTTTTACCCGCAACATGAATGGTGATGTTGACGAAGCCGTTGTCGGTGTAGTCAAGCAAGCATCCATTCGTGACCTTTCCGATGGTCGTTGGGAGGTAACTTATGTGGCTCATGTAATACGCACAGAATTATTTGCTGCTCTTGAGTCTGGTCTTTGGAACCGTGAAAACTACGGAGTTTCAATAGGTGGTACTGGTATTCCTGTATCTTCTTCTGAGGACGGCATTGTGTTCGGTGAAAGGTTCCGGTTTGACCACTTAGCCATAGTGCATAAGCCAGCATATCCAAGGGCTAATATCGAATCAGTCAAGCGAATAAAGAGTGAAAAGGTAGAAATGAAAGCATCTGAAATGCTTAAGTATGACTCAATACTTGACCAAGAACAACAACAGGTGATTGCTATGACCGATGAAGAAATGAATGACGCTGACAGCGAGATGGAGTCACTTAAGGCTCAACTCGTTTTGGCAAACGCAAGAGTAAATGAATTTGAGGCCGCAGAAGCAGCCCGTGTAGAAGAAAGCCGAATGGAATTAGTTTCCGAGGCTTCTGAACTAGGGATGGAAGGTCACGAAGAACTATCAACAGACACACTAAAGAGCCTAATCGCATCTTGGCGCGAGGCTCATCCAGACCCGGAGCCAGTAGAAATGGCTCCTGTCGCAGAACCACAGGTTGCTTCCGAAGAAGTTATTGCTTCTGAGAAGTCAACTGCTGTGGTTGCTAACTACCTCAACGGCAAAGTTGTCGAAACTGACGAAAGCACCTATGCTAAAGCATGGAACGCATGGGCTTCCGCTTGGAACAAGACTCTTGCTGTTGCAGAGCGCAATTCAATGCGCGCACCAAACTTTGAAGAAAGAAAGGAGATGATTTAAGATGGTATATGGAGAAGGGGCAGACCCAAGAACAGGAACTCTAAAGACTGGAACTACTATTAGTGGACCGGGACTTTTAATTACAAACGACAGTACAAACAACACATTAGACCTAACAGCGGCTAACGAAATCGCTATTGGTGTAACAGCAGGTGATTCAACCCGCGATGTTGATGGTACTCTACAAACTGCTGCTGGAGCAACAGTATCTTTCTATCCATTAGGCGGTGTTTTGATGGTACAATCAGAAGCATCCCAAACATACACTACTGGACTTTTAGTATATGCACAGGCAAGCGGATTAGTTGGTACAACTTCCTCTTCCCGAAAACTTTTGGGAGTTTATGTAGGGACAGGAGAAGTTACTAGCAGTAGTGCTGGTGATATGATTCCTGTTATGACTGCTGGAGCGGCAACTGCTTAAGGAGATGAATAAAATGGCAAACGAAACATTAGACACAATATTGAACGCAGAAGCGGCTGCTGGACCCTTCGGACCGGGCGACCAAGTTCTTGAGCAGACCTTAAGAGACTTTATCCAACTACAATCTAACGTCATCAGCGTTGGTACAAAACTTGTTGGAGTACGAAGTGTTCCTTGGTTGGACTTCAAATGGTACACTGGTGTTACTGGAACTTTCAGTTACCCGATTGATGATGTAGCAATCGTAGACCCAACAAAGATTGGAACTGCTAACTACTCAGTACAATTAGAAAAGGGACAGGGACGATGCACTTTCCTAGACGCTGTAAGACTCAGAGGCGAATCCTTTGAAAACATCGATAGACAACAGTTGGCTATCGTGCGTGGTCGAGCAGATACTATTGACAACCACATTCTAACAAAATTGATTGCTGGTGCTGGACAAACCAAGGCTGCAACTGCTACCTTTGGTGCTGCAACCGCAGACGAAGAGAAAGACTTGTTGGATTCAATGGACTTAATCTTTGCTAACGCAAAGGTTTCTGGTGACGAACCTATGGCTCTTGTACTACCTGCTGATAAGAGAAGTGCTATGTTAAACACACAACTTTTCGGAAACGTAGTCGAGTCAATGACCGACCACTTGAAGAGAGTTGCTAATCTAACTATATACTACTCCCGTGATTACGGTACTTCCAGCGCACTTGTTAATGACGCATTGTTGTTAATACCGGGTGCTGAGACTGCTGAATTCTTCACATACAATGGACCGGGATTCCAAGAGACTGAATTAACCCGTCTACCGGGCGTTGGTTTCGACTGGCTCTTGACTGGCTACATGGGTACTGTTATTCATGAAATGCAAGACGGTGCATCCTCCGGTACTAACAATCGAATTGTGAAGATTACAGGCGTAAGGGCTTAATCTTAACAACGGTTGATAATACTAGAAGGTGAACAATATGACGAAGAACATTAACAGGAAACTACAAAACCTACTCGATGGCGAATCATCAAGACCAGTTGCAGAAAACACTACTTCTGCTTTACCCGTCTTCCCTCTTGTGTACAAGATTGAACTTGCTGGTGGCGCAACTGCTAACTACGATATTACTGTTGCTGAAAAATGCATGATTATTGACGCTTACATCGTAAATAATGAGGCTGGAGACACATCTGACACAGTACGAGTTACTAACGGAACTGGTTCCAACCATGTTACTAACGCTATGAGCAACGCTGGTGCTGCTGGTGCTGTTGTTGCAGCATCTTCATTAAGTGAAACTCATAGATTCTTAGCGGCTGGTGCTACACTTCGCGTAACACAGACTGATAACTCCGGCAGCGATGCTGGTGCAACATCATGTTACATTATTGTAATACGAACCGCTTAAGGTGATTCTTTTGGCTACTAAGTCTGGTCTTGCTAAGGAACTGCGAAAGCAAGGCATACCTATTCCAAAACAAGGAAAAGTTGCTGATTACGAGCATAGACTTAAACATTGGCTTCCCGGCCCCGGTTGGGTTGTAAGATTGGCTAAACCATCTTCAAGAATGCCGGGTCATCCAGTACAACTTTTGAAAGATACAAAGACAATGTATTGGATTCCTAACAGTGATATGGCTAGAGAAATTATAGAAAGCAAGATAGTGTTTGTCCTACAAAGAACTACGGAACCTCTAAAAGACACCGTAGTAATAGAAATACCAACGGACTACGGAGTGAATAGCGATGACAGTAACGACAACACAGATTCGTGACTTGTTAAATCGCCCCCGTGGTCTTAACGAAGGTACAATTACAGAGTATGTTACAATTCGTACCGCAGAAGTAAATAAAAAGGCTCGCGGTGCAAACTTTGGTGTAACTGCTGATAACGCACCAACAGATGCTCTAAAAGAATCAGCAATTAAATTCCTAGTATGTGTAGATTGTTTGCGCGTACTTATTGATACTATACCAGCAGTACACCCCGAAAAGAAACAGGGTACTCAAGATATTAGGTATAATCAACAGTTGAAGTCCTTTGAAAAACAGGCACTTGAAGCAATCCGCACTATTGAGGAAAAGGGAGGTTCTGCATTTTATACAAGTAGCACAACTACCCGTATAGGCGGAACAACGAGTGGAGCGCAGTTATCCGGTTCTTTAGACGATGACTGATAGTATGAGTGGGTGTTATGGCGATAATTACTTGGCTTGGTGGTAGTTCAACAGATGGAGCAGTTGCGGCGAATTGGAGTGGCGGAAGTCTCCCCGGTGCGTCTGATACCATCGTGTTTGATAATAACTCAACCCAAAATTGTAACTTTAGTTCGGCGGCTGTGTCTCAAGTTGTCCAGATTCAGATAAAATCTACATTTGACCATCAAATAGTTTTTGGTACTTCTACTCATGCTATATCACTACAATCTATGATTATAGAAAAAACTGCTGCCATAGCAGCAACCACAGCAACTACGTTTGCTTTTTCACACTCTTCTTTCCCCTTTACTAGCGGTGGACTAGGTACATATGTTTCTTTTATATTAGGCTCCACAGAATTAAATACTACTACTTTAGGTGTTTTTGTTGATGCTACTTCTCGCAGTAATGTAACATATACATTTGCTAATCCAGCATCTTTT